CTCTTTCCAAGACTAATAGCGAAGACGTAGACACTAAAGCAGAAGATCACGCATACGATGCTCTGAGGTATATGTTAATGACAAGGATGACAGGGTATGCTTCGATTCATCAAACGCTTAATGGCATCAAGGCTCAGGTCTATCAGGTGCAAAATGAAACATTTGGATACTAGAACAGATGGCAGAAGATAATCTAATAAATTTATCCGATAAAAAGCCTGTAGATAGTGCTGTAAATCATGTTAGAACGTCTATTAGAGAATTATTAAGTTTTAAAACAACCGATGTGCCTGAGCTTGTTGAAATATTTGGCAGTAATAATATACCTTCAGCAATAACAGATGATCAGGCAGATAAGCTAACAAAATACTATCTAAAGTCCAAATTCAAAATGGATGATAAAACATCTAGGGTAATATCAAGTTCAATAAAAAACAACTCACCTTCTATATTTAAAGAAGTAGGTACAGGCATGGATGAACTTCTACAAAAATTAAAAGATGGAAACTTAACAATAGCTGACGCTTTTGAATTAGGTAGACCCGATGTAAAACTATATGATAACAAAGGTAAGAAATCTGCGTTGTTAAAAAGGCTTGAGGATTCTGGTTTCAGCTTAGATGATAACTGGGATAGCATGGGTGACAGAAATAAACATGATGTCTTTAACAAAGTAGGTAGTAGTCCAGATTATCTTACACTAGCAAAGGTAGAAGGCAGTCTCACACAGATAGCTGCCAGTGAAGATTTTGATTATCCATATAGTAATAGATTTGAAGCAGGGAAGGGAACTATACGAGTTGCAAAAGTAAAAGGTGACCCTACAAAGTTAAGATTTCCAAAAGCTACACAACCAAGAGGGGATGCTGCAGCTAAGAAAATTACTCTACCATCCATAGAAGATTTAAATAAAGCGATACACGCAACCACACTAAAACTAAAAGGCAACAAAGAAGCAGTAGCGTTCTTTCAACTAAAACATCTTTTAGGTATAAGAAATAAAGATTTAGTAAACCTTACTGTAGGAGAAGCAGTTAAAAACTCTGCGTATGGAACGCTTGATCCCGGATCGAATACTCTTTATGGCATAAGTAATAAAGGTAACAAAGTAAACTACCAGTTACCATCTTTAGCTCAAGACATACTAGCTGATCTTGGAACAGATGCTAAAGGAAGAATGGGGGATAGTAAATCCGTAAAGTTGTTTAATCAAAGTGAAGCTAAATTACGAACACTTGTAAACAATGCAATGAACGAAACTATGTCTGAAATGGGTTTAGACATTACAAATCAAAAAACTAATAAGAAAATACCATTTACAATATCTGACTTAAGAAAAAATGTTTTTGATGTAATAAATGAAAAGCAAGGTTCATCAGTCGCTAATATGGTTCTCGGTCACTCCACAAGAGGTGACGTAGGATTAACTCACTACAAAGTTGACAGAGAATCAAGAAGAAAGATGAGCCTGACTCAAAGAGCTTCTGAAGAATTTGGTAATATGTATCTGCAAGATATTAACCAAGTAAATCCTAAAAATCTCTATGGTGCTTATGGTTTTAACCAAGACTTCTTCAAAGACAAACCAGCAATCTTGTTTGATGCTCCTACTGATGTGTTGTCACAAACATCTAGAGACACTACTTTACAGGTAGAAGGAACAACAGCAGACGTAAACAAAACTGCTAATATACTTACAAAACAAGTCGAAGGTAAAGTAGGTAACCTTGAAAAGTCGGTAGCTAAGTTGCAGGCACTTCAAAATCAGATGGGGGAACTCATTGACGAAAAGAAGCCTGCGAAAGAACCTAAGAAGAAAACACCACCAAAAGGTTCGCCAATTGTACTGAGTGACAAAGCTAAATCTGCATTTGACAAAGCGTTTGATTTGTTAAAAGACAAAGGAACAAAAGTCTTAGTTGGTGCATTGGGTGTAGAAACAGCTAGACAGCTTGTTACCAACCCTGCTCAGGCTACCCAAGATATAGGAACTGAACTTATTCTCGAAAGAGGATTAGGATTTGGTCCGGGAGCTGCAGTAGGGTTTGCAATGCAATCAAGTCCTGCAGGTGAAACTCCAGACAGAACAGGCTACCGTGATCCAGAGATGGAAAGACAGATGGCTGAAGCTGGTGCTATGAATGTTATTGCAGAAGATACAAATATAGGAAACGAAACTATCGAGCCTTTAAACCTTACTGAAAAAACAGAAGGCGAAGCTCGACCAATGAATTATGCAATGGATCAACAGATGAGTGATATGTTGCGTAAGGATATCCCTGAACAACAGGGTATCATGTAACTGGTATATAGGAGACAAAAATGCCAAATAATGACTATAACTACGGTGCTTCATTTATAATGGGTTCTGATAAAACATCCTACGATGCAGCAGATGCACCATTAACTCGTGAAGGTGCAGACTTTGACACAACGATGGGCAACTACGACTTGCAATCTGACATGCCAAAGAAACAGTCTAAACCAACTGTTGAAGCTTCTTTATTTGCAATGGCAGACGACAAAAATTACTTTAGCTAGGATTTATTAATGGCTGACAACTTTTTAAACTCAGATGAGGAATCTGATTCTCCTCTTCCTATGTCCAATGCAGCGGAAATTATGCCCGGACTTGCAGGATATGTAAAGAGTAGGTTTGAGGATTCTGAAAATGGTAGACGTTCTCACGAACAGAGATGGCTACAAGCCTACAAAAACTTTCGTGGCATCTACGATTCTACTACACAATATCGTGATTCTGAAAGATCAAAAGTATTTGTCAGAATAACCAAAACTAAAGTTCTTGCAGCGTATGGACAGATTGTTGACATATTATTTGCTAACAAAAAGTTTCCTCTAGTTGTAGAAGACACACCCGTTCCAGAAGGCGTAGCAAAGTTTGCTCACTTGGAAACTCCTATCGATCAGGTAGCACCACCTCAAGACCAATATGGTTACGCAGGTGATGGAAGAGAACTACCTCCGGGAGCAACACAAGCAACTCCATCTATGGATTTCTTAGGTGGCATGGCTAATAAATTTCCAAATGCACCACTTGTCGAAGGTCCTGCAAAAGTAGGAGAACCTCAAATAAGTCCATCGGGTGAAGCTGCACGTAAGATGGAACAGATGATACACGATCAATTACTTGATAGTAATGCAGTCAATGTTTTTCGTCATGCTATATTTGAAGCATCTCTTCTTGGTACAGGAATAGTTAAAGGACCTTTCAACTTTAACAAAAAAATACATAAGTGGCAAAGAGATGAAGAAGGCAACAGAGAATACATGCCTTACGAAAAATCAGTGCCGAGAATAGAGTCTGTATCTATATGGGATTTTCATCCTGATCCATCTGCTACTAGTATAGAGGATTGTGAGTACGTAATACAAAGACATCGTATGAACAGACAACAACTTCGTAGTCTTTCTCAACGACCTCACTTTGACATTAGTGCCATAGAAGAGTGTCTTGCAAAAGGTCCTAACTACGAAGACAAGTACTACGAAGATACTATTCGTGAAGATGAGACTGAGCCTTACTACCAAGAAAGTCGATTTGAAGTTCTTGAATACTGGGGTGTAGTAGATGCTAAATTTGCTGATGAAGCAGGTTTAACTTTACCACGAGGTATATCTGACTTAGATCAAATACCCGTAAACGTATGGGTGTGTGGATCAATGATACTTAGATGTGTTCTTAATCCATTTACACCAGCAAGAATACCTTACCAAGTATTTCCGTTTGAGATTAACCCCTACCAAATGTGGGGTGTTGGTGTAGCAGAAAACATGGAGGATGCACAAATGCTTATGAATGGTCACGTAAGAATGGCTATTGATAACTTAGCATTGGCAGGTAATCTTGTATTTGACGTAGACGAAGCTAGTCTAGTTCCCGGACAGAATATGGATATATTTCCCGGAAAGATATTCCGTAGACAGTCTGGTGTAACAGGAACTGCAATCAATGGTCTTAAGTTTCCAAACACTGCAGGCGAAAACATACAAATGTATCAGATAGCTCGTCAACTTG